CTTCTCGCCCGCGGAAAGTTTCAGATGGATGCCATTGAAAAGGCACGGAAGTATGAGAACGAAGGTTTTCAGTGGACAAGAAGAATAATAGCGCTGACAGCGGTATTCTTCATAATTGTCTGGCCAAAGATAGTGCCGGTCTTCTTTGACGTATCGGTATTTTTGACATGGACGGAGTTCAGCAGGGGTTTCTTGTTCCTGATTGAACAGAAGGAAATGCTTGTGGACCGTAAGTTCGCCGGTGTTGTAATAACGCCAATGGACACGCACCTGATGGCGTCAATCATAGGATTGTATTTTGGTGGAAGTTTGGTTAAAAAATAATTGCGTTTTATATAAATTAGTGTATAATGCGCGTGAATGGAAGATACTACCGCTATTTACCTGATCCTAAAGAGGGTTAGGGAGCGCAAGGAACAGTTAAAAACAGTTATCGCCAATGGCATTCACAGCTGGGACATGTACAACAGATCAGTTGGTGAATTCAAGGCCTATAACATAATGGAACAGGAAATACAGGACCTGCAGAAAAAAGAAGATGGAGATACCGAAACGTAAATTCGCCTTGGAAGAGAAAGACCTTTCGATTGAGGCTGATGAAAATAATAAAATAGCAGAAGAAAAAGAAAATAGATTTCTTAAGAAGATTCAAAAGGACGCTACAGATAACATAAGTCATTTACCAAATGAAAAGGTACTGGAGCGTTTACCCAATCCCACAGGATGGAGACTTTTAATTCTTCCATACAAGGGACAAGGAAAGACAAAGGGTGGCATAATATTGTCCGATGAGACAATCGAGGAGAGGGGATATTCAACCGTTACCGGTTTAGTCCTGAAAGTTGGACCAGATGCCTACAAGGATAAAGAGAGATTTCCGGATGGACCATGGTGCAAGAAAAATGACTGGATTATATTCGGTCGTTACGCCGGATCCCGTTTTGGAATAGAGGGTGGTGAAGTGAGGATACTTAATGATGACGAAATAATCGCCGTGGTAAAGGACCCGGAGGATATTTTGCAATATAAATAACAGGAGGAAAAATGCCTGCAGAGCCACAAGAAACAAAGGTTCAGCCCCAGTCAGAGGCTGACGCCAAGATGGTTGACTTGCCGTCCGATGGAGCAGATGTTGAGGTAAAACTCGACGATACCAAAAAAACAATCAATCCCGATGAGGAATCCGTAGACGTTGTTGACGTAAAGGAAACCGCTTCTTCTGAGGACATGGATGATTACGGAAAAAAGGTACAGTCCAGAATTGATAAATTAACAAAAAGATTGCGTGAATCCGAAAGACGGGAACAGGCTGCCATTCAATATGCCCAGGGAGTTCAGGCCGATTCAGCGCAAATAAAACAACGTGCGGCACAGGTAAATTCAGGATACATGGCTGAGTTTGGAGACCGTGTCACTTCTCAGATCGCGGAAACCAAAAAAGAAATGAAAGAGGCCATGGATTTGGGAGACACTGAAAAACAGGTTGAAGCCCAGGCAAAACTAAGCCGTTTGGCCATAGAGGAGGAAAGAGTTGCCGCCCACAAGGCGCAAAGGGAAAGATTGGCCCAGGAAATGCAGGCAAGAGGAGTTGACCCACGTCAGCCCCAAATGCCACGCCAGCCATATCCGCAACCCCAGCAACCCCCTCCACCACCGGATCCAAAGGCAGAGAGCTGGGCTGAAAAGAATGAATGGTTTGGGGAAGATGAACCAATGACCTTGACATCCTTCTCAATTCATCGTAAACTAATGGAAGAAGGATTTGACCCGAAGTCCGATTCGTACTATAATGAAGTAGACAAAAGGATGAGGGATACATTTCCCCATAAGTTTGAAAGTTCAACGCCGACTCAATCGGTTGCCGCTGTTAACAGGGGTGGACCGGCAAGGCGCAAAGGCACAGTGAGACTCACACCATCACAGGTAGCCATATCAAAAAAACTAGGTGTGCCACTAAGCGAATATGCGAAGTACGTGAAGGAGTAGGCATATGGAAAAAACAATGAAAACAAACAAACTACCATCACGCGAGACTAAAACCAGAGAGAAGACTTCTCGAAGGAAACCATGGTCTCCACCATCACAACTAGACGCACCACCTGCGCCAGCTGGATTCGTCCATCGCTGGATAAGGGCCGAGTCCGTAGGACAGATGGATCAAAAAAATGTATCCGCCAGACTACGCGAAGGTTGGGAATTTGTCCGCGGGGACGAATATCCTAACGTTGAATGGCCCCAAATTGATTCAGGTAAATATAGCGGTGTTATAGCTGTTGGAGGTTTAATGCTAGCACGGATTCCTAAGGAAATCGTCAGAGAGCGCGCCTCTTATTTTGCACAAATGACGCAGGATAAGGATGACGCAATTGCTAACGATCCACTTAAGGACCAACATCCTAGCATGCCTGTTCATAACGAAAGCAGGTCTCGCGTAACATTTGGTGGCAAGAAACCTAATTAAGTTTCCTACACAATAGTTACACAAAATTTACACACCCATGGGGGGTGTGTATAACAATTTACTGTGAGGAAAAATCATGGCTAATGTTGACGCACCATTTGGGTTTAGGCCTGTTGGGGAAGTTGGCAGTGGCGTTCAAAACGGTGGTGTTACTTTGTACACCATTGAAGATAACTACGGAACATCCATTTACAAGGGTGATCACGTAATGTCTGCTGGAGGATATGTAATTGCTGGAACAACATCCGGTGCTACAAATCTTGGCGTTTTTAACGGTTGCTTCTATATCGACCCTAATACGGCAAAACCAACGTGGTCAAATTATTACAGCCAGGTAAATGTAACCGCTTCTGGTTCCATTTCTGGCGGCACTAATATTGATGCGTACCTCTATGATGATCCGAGAAAGATCTTTGAAATCCAGTGTGATGGTACTATCGCTAAGACTGATATTGGCAAAAATGCCGATACAACCCTTGGCACTGCTAGTACTGTTAACGGACAATCAGTTACAGAGCTTAAGGCATCTGGTATTGCTACCACTGCTGCTTTGCAATTGAAAGTTATGGGTATTTCTAAAGATCCAAGCAACAGTGATGCTAGTTCTGCGAACGCGAATTGGTATGTTCAATGGAATGAGCATATCTACTTCAGTTCTACTGGTATTACTGGCACATAAACCTAGGAGGAATTGAACAATGGTTATTTCAAGAATGCAATTGGTCAAGGAACTTGAACCGGGTTTAAATGCTTTGTTCGGGTTAGAATATGACCGATACGAAAATCAAGATCGTGAAATCTTTGATACAGAGAGTTCCGATCGTGCATTCGAAGAAGAAGTAATGTTAGGTGGATTTGCCAATGCAGAAGTAAAACCTGAGGGTCAAGGCGTAATATACGATGACGCTCAAGAAACTTTTACTGCAAGGTACACCCACGAAACAGTTGCTTTAGCTTTTTCGTTAACTGAAGAAGCCGTAGAGGATAATCTTTACGACAAAATCAGCACTCGATACACAAAATCATTGGCTCGTTCAATGGCAAACACTAGACAGGTAAAAGCGTCAAACATTCTTAACAGAGCGTTTAACAGTTCTTATCTTGGTGGCGATGCAAAGGAGCTTTGCGCTACTGACCATACCACTCTAGCTGGAAACCAAAAGAACGAATTGTCAACGGCTGCCGACTTGAACGAAACTTCGCTCGAGCAGGCAATGATCGATATTGCTGGCATGAAGGATGAAAGAGGATTAAAGATTGCTCTAAGGGGCATGAAAATGATCATTCCGGTAAACCTTCAATTTGTCGCTGAAAGGCTACTAAAATCTGCGGGTAGAGTAGGCACTGCTGATAATGACATCAACGCAATCAAATCAATGGGAATGGTTCCACAAGGATACGTGGTTAACAATTTCTTAACTGATACTGATGCTTGGTTCATTAAAACAGATGCTCCTAATGGACTTAAACACTTCACTAGGGCTCCTATTCGAACAGCAATGGAAGGTGACTTCGATACTGGTAATGTTAGATATAAAGCGAGAGAAAGATACAGCTACGGCTGGTCTGACTGGCGCGGAATATTTGGCTCACCAGGAGCATAAACAATTTAAGGAAGGGCGAAGTTAGTTCGCCCTTTCTACCCTAGTATAATAGTTATGCAGACTGGCTAGGCAGACGGTATAGAGACGGCATAACGAGGGCTATACAACCAGGAGGTAACAATGGCTTTAACAACTTTTCAGGGACCTGTAAGATCTTTAAAAGGATTTTACGCTCAGGGACCAGCTACTGTAGTAAGCTTGACTGCTGACACAACTTTAACTGTTGCTGCTCATGCGGGCAAAATTATGGTAACGAACGATGCAGACGGTAAATTTACTTTACCAACAATTGACGCAACTGCAGATGCAGGACAGGCTGGACCAGGACCGGATCCCAACAATACAAATAACTTAGGGTGTGTTTATACATTTATTGTAGAAACTGCAGCAACTGACATGGACATCTTAACAGATGGAACTGATAAATTTGTCGGTGGTCTGTATACTGGTGTTGACGATGCAACAGGTAAAACATTTATCTCAGCTTCGGCTAATGATGTTATTACAATGAACGGCACCACTAAAGGTGGACTTGTCGGTTCAGTTGTGGTAGCGACAGCTATGGCAGATGATAAATATCATATTACAGGATTCAGTTTAGGATCAGGTACTTTGGTAACACCATTTGCTAATAGTTAATAATTAATTTGGGTGGGGAGAAATCCCCACTCTTTAATATAGTGATATAGGAGAAACTATGAGTGATTATAGCTCACCGGTAAAGACAACTAGATTAACATCTTCAGGAGCAATATTTGCGGGTCCATGTAAAATCTTATCTATTTATTTTGTAAGTACTACTACTGCAGGAAGTATTACGATAAAAGACGGAGGATCAGGTGGAACTTCATTGGCAGTTTTTGATACACCAGTAGGTGGAACAAGTGCAAGTGAACCTGCGTTTTATCAAATTGATCTTCCAGGACTAGGTCTTAGATGTGAAACCAGTGGATACGCAACATTATCTAACGTTGATAAAGTAACAGTTATATACGGATAAAAGTTTATGGCTTATTCGGGCACTAGAACTTTTAATCTTAATATAGAGGAGATCATCGAGGAAGCATACGAAAGGTGCGGACTTGAGGTACGAAGTGGTTATGACTTAAAAACCGCTAGGAGATCCCTTAATTTAATGTTTTCGGATTGGGCTAATCGTGGTTTAAACTTATGGACCATTGATTACGCAACACAAACCATGACAGCAGGAACTAATTTTTATACTATTGATCAAAAGGTAGTTGACATTGTTGATGCTGTTATAACCACTACAGCTGGAGCTACAGCAAACATAGAGGCCGATAAAGATACAACTGATGTGGCCATTACAAAAATTTCAAGAACAGAATACATGAATTTAAGCAGGAAAGAGAATGCTTCTTCAGGGGATGGCAGGCCAACACAATACTGCATGATTAACGGACAAGTAACTACCGCTTCCGGCAGTGATTATGGACGGCCGGAAAACGACATGACCATATTTTTATATCCCAGTCCCGATAAAGCTTATATTTTAAAATATTTTTTCGTAAATAGAATACAGGATGCGGGAGATTACACTGATAATGCGGATGTTCCGTTTTATTTTCTTCCTTGCTTAGTTTCAGGATTAGCTTATTATATGTCTTTAAAGAGATCCCCCATGATGACCGCTAACTTAAAAGCTGTCTATGATGAGGAATTTGACAGAACGGCTGATGCTAACCGAGAACGAGTGTCGTTCAGGGTTAAACCGGCACAAGCGTACATACCTTAGGAGGTAATATGCCAAAATGTGAAAACTGCAATTGTGGGGATAACTGTGAATGCACAAATTGTGAATGTAAAAAGGAGGAAAAATGAGTAATAGACATTGGAATACCCAAACAACCAACACCAGAGATAAATCCGGTGGATCACCAGGAATTTGGAGGGACACAGGAACCTCTCCTGCGCCCAAGGCTAAAGCCATGGCACAGGGGGAAAAAACTGTTTCAGTTCCCAAAGGAGGACAAAGTGGAACTTCAAGAGGAATGGGTGCGGCCACTAAAGGCGGTAAATTTCATGTGGCTAAATCTAACGTATCTGTTTGGTAGAATGAATGGCATACGCTAGTGGAAAATTTGCTATTTCCATTTCTGATAGAAGTGGATTACAGTTCCCCTATACCGAAATGGTTAGGGAATGGACAGGAGCGTGGGTACACAAAAGTGAGTATGAGCCAAAGGCCCCTCAGTTAATGCCACACGAGCATAGTCCAGATCCCCAGGCTTTGGACAGAGCACGTCCGGCCAGAAAAGAATTGCCTGTTCCTAACTTATTACAAAACAATCCTATATCCACGGCCGGAACAACCACTATAACTGTCACTGAGATTTCTCATAAAAGATCAACTAATGATGCAGTTAGGTTAAGAAATATAGGGGGAAACATAGGAGGTATCGCACCTTCAGTTTTTAATTTAAATACAACTTTAAACGGGGCCCTTACAGCTTCAAGTACAAGCATAACTTTAACTGATGGATCTGCTTTTCCTTCAAGTGGATATATTGTAATAAATGAAGATAAAACAAGTTCGGGTGTACCAGTAGAAATATTAAGTGAAACAATTAAATACACATCCAGGGCTGGTAATGTTCTTAGTGGACTGACACGCGGTAGTGGAGCTCCTTCATACGGGGTTACCTTAGGGGATACAACAGCGGTGGCACATGACGATGGATCTAAAGTTTATGGATCATATTCCATTACAGTTGTTAATACTACATCTCCACAGGACACTACTATTAGTGATAGTTATACTTTTGTTGTAAACAGTGCAGCGACTTCCACAGCTGTAGGGGGAGGCTCTGTTGCTTCCGCTGGACCAGTAAATAGCAGGGCATAATGACAACATACAGCGAACTAGTAACCCAAATAAGAGAATATACAGAAACAGACAGCAGTGTCCTATCTGATACCATTGTCGATGATTTTATTGAGCATACTGAAAATGACCTTGTAAGACAGTTGGATATCCCAGCTTTTAGGGATTATCAGTATACTCAATTTACATCATCAAATCCGTTTTTAATTGTTCCAGGAGGAACAGCACCTACACCTTCAAGTTTTTCTGTCATAAGAAGCGTTAACGTTGTTGCTGATTTAACGGCCACTGATTCCACTGGAAATCGTTCATATCTGGAGGAAAAGGATGTTTCGTTCATGAATGAGTACTGGCCCAACAGAAACTTGACAGGAACTCCAAAATATTATACACAATGGGATTACAACAGTATATATGTTGTTCCTACTCCAAGTTCAGCCTTGTATTTTGAGCTGGCTTTGAGTAAACTAGACACTGCTTTATCAAGTACTGATACAACGTCTTGGTTAGGCAATAATGCTCCAAAAGCATTACTATACGGTTGTCTTGTGGAAGCTTTTAAATTTTTAAAAGGTCCCATGGAGATGCTGCAAACTTATACACAATCATATGCGCAAGCTGTTCAAGCTGTCGCTATGCAACAAATGGGAAGGGCTCAACGTGATGATTATATGCATGGGGCATTAAGAATACCGCGTCCATCCTTCCAACCTCAATTAGGTTCAATTAAGCCAATGGGTGGCGCAACAACAGGAGGACAATAATATGGCTATTACTCAAGCTGTGGCAAATAGTTTTAAAACAGAGGTGTTAACTGGCACGCATAATTTCACTGCGACAACAGGCAACTCATTTAAAATTTCTTTGTATACCAACTCCGCTACATTATCTAAATCAACAACTGCTTATACTGCTTCTAACGAAGTTTCAGGTACTGGCTATACAGCCACTGGAAACACTTTAACCAGTGTTACTCCAGTATTAAGTTCTGATACAGCGGTTTGTGATTTTGCTGATACGTCTTGGACGTCAGCTACAATTACAGCAAGGGGAGCATTAATCTATAATGATACCCAAAGTGATAAAGCTGTAGTAGTATTAGATTTTGGTGGGGATAAAACATCTACAGCTGGAACATTTACCATACAGTTTCCAGCAGCAGACGCATCAAACGCTATATTAAGACTAGCTTAGGGAGTTTAAATGGCATTAGTAATTAATGACCGTGTAAAGGAAACTTCTAGCACAACAGGTACGGGAGCGTTAACATTCGCCGGGGCGGTTTCCGGGTTTGAAACATTCTCGGCTGGTATTGGAAATTCCAACACAACATATTACGCAGTTGTAAATACTGCTACTCCAACGGAATGGGAAGTAGGACTAGGAACCTTAGCGGGTGACAGTTCCACCATTACACGTACAACAGTTATATCAAGTTCCAACAGCGACAGCGCTGTAGACTTTGGAGCTGGAACAAAAGAAATATTCTGTACACTCCCGGCCAGCAAGGCTGTTATTAAGGATGCAAGTGGAAACGTTTCACCAGGTGGTGTAATAACAGGAACTACAGTTGAAGCAACAGGTGATACATCCTCAGGAGACAACGCTGCAATTGGATATACATCAGCAGAAGGACTTATTTTAACAGGACAAGGTTCTACTAACGATGTAACTATTAAAAACGATGCCGATACGGACGTTATTTCCATACCTACAGGTGCAACAGGTGTAACTTTAGCAGGAACATTGGGAAGCGGCGCTATTACAAGTACGGCGGGTATTACAGGAACACAGGTAGACATAACCGCGCAAGGAGATTTAAGACTACAGGATTCTACTGGTGGGGAATACATAGCTCAGCAGGCAGCAGCCACTACAACTTCATATACAGTTACTTGGCCAGGGGCAGTTGCTACCGCTAATGGACAGGCTTTAAAATCAACAACTGGAGGAGTCCTGTCATGGGGCACTGCTGGTACAGCATGGGTAGGACCTAAAACATCTGCCTATACTGCAGCAGCAGGAGAAGGAGTTTTATGTGACACAGCAACTACAGCGGCATTTACAGTGACACTTCCGGCATCTCCGACTTTAGGGGATGAAGTAAGCATTATTGACTTTGTAGGAAACGCAGGTACCGCAAACATAACAGTGGGAAGAAACTCAGAAAAAATTCAAGGAGCGTCAGCGGATTTAACCATTTCTACTGACAGTGCTGGCATAAAGCTGGTATATACCAACTCAGCAAATGGATGGAGGTTAGCAATTAACGACTAATGGCAAATTTACAGGACATAACAAACAGAAGTGAAGTAGGCACAATCAAGCCTTGGGGAAAAACTACAGCCCCAGCTGGATATCTACTGTGTGACGGGAGCGCTGTATCAAGAACAACATACGCGGATCTTTTTGCAGTTCTTTCCACTACATACGGATCAGGCGATGGTTCAGCGACATTCAACGTTCCGCAGCTGCAGGGCAAGACCCCTCAGGGATATGACGGCAATACATACAACTTGGCTGGAACGGGAGGCGCCAACACGGTAACCGTGGCGGTCACCAACAACCAGGCTGTAAGTTCAGTAACAACAACGTCAACCGTAACAAACAACCAAGCGGTATCCCTTACCAATAACCAAGCGGTAACGGTAACGGGAAACATTTCCAATACATCACTCACCGAGGCTCAGTTAGCCTCCCATGGTCATGAACTTTTTGGTTTGAACCCACCTGGAGGTGCCCACAACCCTGGTCGAGGGCAGAACCCAAATGCATATTCACTTGACACTGCTAATACAGGTTCTGGAACGGGACACAATCACGCGCACACCTTGGCGGGATCAATGACGGGAACGGTAACGGGGAACTTAACGGGAACGGTAGCTGTATCTTCCACCAACAGCGGTGGCGCTTTATCGGGAACGGTAACGGCAGCGGGAAACAATTCCTTTTCACCTTACGTGGTGGTTAACTACATTATAAAACATTAAGGAATATTTATGGCAACACAAATTGTAATAATTAATGAGGGTTATATAAAAATAGATGACTCCTATCACATTGATTGGGCGAATAAGGGAAACGCAATGCCTTCGCTACCTAGTACTCTTCATGCTGTTATTTGGAATGAACTACTTGGTCAAAATGAAATTCAAAACAAAGATCCTGCAACTGGAAATATGACGGGAAATACAGACTTGAATGCTACTTCCGACGCTGTTGGATCAACAACCATAGCTGATCTTCTTGCATGGGGGGAAACCAGAAAAGGTGAAATAACAACTGCCACAGCCGCTTATGACGCCGCCGTAGCGGACGATGAAGCTAATGGAACGACTAACGCTAGTGGTAAAACCTGGATAGACTACGATCCTAATTATTCTTAACTTCCTCTTTCTCCTTAGAATAAGGACCATTTAAATCCACATAATGCACGAAAACTTGATGATGCCAACATTCTTTGGACTGTTGAAAGACAGGCCTCCAGTGCTCTATCTCTTCTCCTTTATAAATAACCCCGTCACCTGACTTAATGTTGATGGGTATATTTCCCATGCAAAGAGGCCACTGATATGTTTTATCATGGTAAAAATATCTTAAAGTTATAGAAGCGCTTATTTCGCAAGCTTTTCTGTCAGTATGTTTTTTTAATTCAGCTCCCCCTAAATAAACCCTGCTGTAACAGTACATGGGCTTTAACTTTAAATTAGTTTCTTTTTCCATGACGGGTAATAAATGATGAAGTAAATGATAATAAATTTCTGACTCCTTGGAGTGTATTGAAAAAGCGAGAGGAACCTGTTCATCTGCGAGTGTTTTTTCATAGTTTTTTAAATGCCAAGTAGAGATGTATTTCACCAAATCCATGGACAGCATATTATTGACGTATACGTATTTATTTTTTTTTAATGAATCCATGTAATGATGGAATGACGGTTTCCCTTTGTAACAGGCAAAACAGCGTGGGGAAAACAGAAATTACTGGGAAAAACAATGGCTTCCCCTTGTGTAGCGTTTAGGATTAGTTCTTTTTCAAAAAAAGCAAAATTTCCTCCTTCATAATCATCATTAAGAAGAATAGAGCAACTCAATACCCTAGGAAATAGGTCCCAATGATCCGTGTGTTCCTTGTAGTGCCCCTTGTTTGACCCTTTATATAATAAATGGATGTACCCAGTATCTTCCATAGAACTACCCGTCATAAAATTGGGATATATATTTTTATACTCTTTAAGGATTTTACCAACTCCTTTATAGATATCATCGTTAAAGTCTTGTGAGACACATCTTTCATAACATGTTCTAGCATCAGTAATTTCATTATCCCATACACCCGAACGAATAAAGGCGTTTTTCTTGTCTTTTATTATTTCTTCACAAACATTTTTAGATAAAACATTTTTAATAATTACAACGTAATCCTCAATCTTTATCATTTAAAACTCTTTTTCTTCCAAAACATTTTTTTATATCTATCTACCCATTCACTTTCTACAAGACGAAGGGTTTTTCCATGAGCCAATTCCATTGTAAAACCCGACCATTTTTTCCATGACTCTCGTTTAAATGGAATTATTTGAATCATGGGCTCCCCTTTTTTCAAAAGGGTCTGCTGGTTCCATTTTTTCCAGTGAAAAGGAAAATTAATTACATTAATGTACGTATCCGTATCCACCACTCCCGATACGGCTTCAAAACGTTCTTCTGTCCGATTAAGGGGGTGAATAAATAAACAGCTATATCCTGGTGGGGTTCTGATTAGCCATTTGTTATGAAATTTTCCCGCGTTTTCTTTTCCGTTGCCATCCCCTGACGGAAGCTGAGATTTACTATGAAATCCAGCGGGTTCAGGTTCTTTGTTGGCAGACGATATACTTAAATCGGTTTCCGTTGCATCCACAACATAATCCTGGTCAAAAGGAATAATATATCCAGAAGTTAAGGCATCCAAAAAAGGGATGCACGTCTTAACCGTTGGTTTGTGAAGATTATTATCCTCATGACGCTTTAAATTTTTATAATTTTGCGGAATAAAATGACTGGCAGGTTGGGGATGTGGCCATATGTTTTCATACTTTTCCTCAATGGCGATGAAAGTTATTTTCTTTTCAAACATTTAATAATCCTCTCTTTTGTCGCTATAATCCACTCCATAATTGACAGCGAAAGTTATACGAGTGTGTTCAGATAAATTAGGCGTGACGGAGTGCATTGAATCTCCGCTAAACATGAGTACAGTTCCATTTTTTACTTTCACGGATCTAAGATTATTGCGAAATGTTTCATTGTCTTCTTTTCTTCTTAATACAAATCTCCCGTCTTTATGAAATAAAAAGTCTGCCCCTGAATCTTCCACATCTACAAAATAGACTAATGATAAATGCGTCCCATGAACGTGAGGCACCGCATGATCATTTTTATTATACCAATTAATCCAACAGTCGTGTACTTTTATATAAGGTGCATCAAAATTTTCTTTCTTGATCCAATCCTTTATAATGTCTACTAATGCATCACTTAAGGATCGTATTTGAGGATACCGATAATGGGAGTCCCATGCGGTTCTTCTAGCTTTAACGTTACAGTCTTCTTCTGGAATTGTTGTGTGCTTATGTATTTCTTTATTGTTTTCTACGAGTATTATATCTTTAATTTCTTTCCTCCACTTTTCGTGATTAGGCATTGTAAAAGACCATGCTTCGTTAATAAAAATATTATGTTTAGTTATTTCCATCGGATCATTGGTTTTTTCTATATTAAAGTTTTCCATGCTATTGAATGTCTCATTTCATTTGATAAATTTTCACTGGCTTTATGCAAAAGTTTTGCGTCAAAAATAATAAGTCTATTTGATTTATAATCAATTTTAGTTCCGTCTTCAAATTCGGTTCCTCCTTTATTTTTTACTTTTTCGTCAGGATAAAATATAAAAGTCATGTCGCCATCATCAGCGTGAAACTGTCCACCAGAATAAGGAGGATGACAATTAACGTAGGCCCTTAAAAATTTGTTAGACAGATTATATTTATCGCAAAAATAATTAAACAAAAATTGATGAGAAAGTAAATTTTCTTGCGTAGAAGCAAAAAAAAACACGGGATTTTTTTTATTATTCAAATTCGATTGTTGTTTTGACCAAGCCAATATATTAATTTCTTCTCTGATAAAGTTTAAAAAAGAATTTTCTAAAACGCTATCAAATACTTTAACAGTCATATGTTTCCATCATTCTTTGCAATAAAATTAAAGGACATGGATCGACGGATTTCCTTGGGGTCCTTGGTTTTAAAGGGCATTACGCAATGTTGGTGACGGGCGTGAAAAATATAAAAATCCCCGACTTTAGGGGCAACGTAATAAGTGGTGTTTCCTCCCATTATAAAACACAGCATTCCGTCCTTGAACTTGTGGGGATCTTTTGCGTCGTTAATGAATTCGGGAACCTTTAAAAACAGAACCGTTGACCATCCCGTTCCGTCATGATGGGTATGTGGAGGATTGTATTCCCCTCCTTTCATGTCATTGATCCAGCATCCTATGATGTCCAAATTGTAGGAGTCACTTACTAAGCATTTAAATTCAATGCTTTGCTTCATATGTTTGTCCATGCATTTAACGATTTGAGGAAAAGAATCCGTTGATTGTATAATGTTTAGCATTTCCAGTTCACTGTCAAGTCTACCCGCCAAACGTGGTCCGTAGCTTTTTAAACCGTCCCTGGCGGCTTCATACCTTTTATTAAGGTCTTTAATGTATTTATTGGCTATTTTATGGTGGCCAATAAAAAAGGAATCTGTGATTACTTCTGCTTTCATTCTACCTTATGCATAATCAATTATTATGAATTCTTGCTATATATCAGGAATGTGCTAAAATGTCAAGTTTTAGGATTTAGATGACCCAAGATATACAAAGCGCCGCTTTTGCGGCGAATGCTTTTGCCGAATACTCCTTTGCAGGAAGCGATGATGCTGTTTATGTATCACCGAGTGGATCTGCTGCCACGTTTAGCGCTGGTAGTCTAACAGTTACTGGGACAGCAACCGTTACCCCCAGCGGATCTGCGGGTACATTCAGCATTGGAAACGCTACAATTACGGCAGGAGCCCTTGTTACTCCGTCGGGCTCAGCGGCCACGTTCAGCGTCAGCAGCATTACAATTGACATTGGGGTTACAGCGCAGGTTTCAGGATCAGCTGGAACTTTCAGCATTGGATCCTTAACCTTTATTTCTACATATGCCATAACCGGTTCCGCGGCTACATTCAGTGCGGGATCAGTTGTAGTATACCCTGGAACATATACCACGGATGCGTCCTTCGCTGAATTTGCGTTTGCGGCTGAACCGTTTGCCGGATCTAACGCTGAAACTTATGTTCTTCCCAATGGAAGTACGGCTACTTTCTCCGCAGGAACCTTGACAGCAACAGGAGGAGCTAGTATAACACCTACTGGATCTGGTGCTACTTTCAGTGTTGGAAACACCACTATTGAATCAATTTATTTCCCAACTGGTTCAGAAGCGACATTCAGTGTTGGATCCGTATCAGTTACGGCAGGGGCTCTTGTTACCCCTACTGGATCTGCGGGTACATTCAGCATAGGATCTGTTGTCATAGAATCAATCTATTTCCCAACTGGTTCATCTGCTACATTTAGCATTGGAAATACAACAGTTACTGGAGGGGCAACAGTAAATGTTACCGGTTCCACAGCTACATTCAGCGCTGGATCATTGGCATTCAGTATTTGGAATAAGGTGGATGATGATGCATCTAACACATGGACAACAGTGTCAAAAGCTTAGGAGGATAAATGGCTGACTCGACGATATTAAACCTAGACTTACAGACTACAGGTTCCAACTCAGGAACATGGGGTACTGTAACGAATGAAAATTTAGAAAAAATGGAAAATGCGGTAAAGGGATATGTATCCATATCCGTTGCCGGAAGTGGTACACAGGCTTTAACAGCATCCAGTGGTGGAACTGGCGATCAACAAAGCAGGGCCGCACTTAAATTTACAGGAACATTAACAGGAACAAGGGCCGTTACCTGTGAAGCCAATCCTTACTGGTACATTATTGATGACGCCACAACCAGGGATGGAAACGCTTTAACATTTGGACCGGCTGGAGGAACGGCCGTTACACTAGCAGTTACAGGAGCAAAATATTTAATATACACAGACGGAAGCACGGCATTTGATGTTCTGGCGGACGCAGGAAACTTGGTTGCCAACAACAACCTGACTGTATCCGGTGACACTGTTTTAAACGGTGGAACACTGACCTACAACAGTTCTGGCGCCGATAAGGACGCACAGTTCTACGGAGATTCTGATAACAATCTTCTTTATCTGGACGCAGGAAATGACCGGGTGGGAGTTGGAGTTTCAGCCCCAGCGGCAAAGCTGGAGGTGGATCAAAATAGTTCAACTGGAGCAATTCCGGTACTGGATTTGGATCAAGGCGATGATGACCAACCTTTTATAAATTATGTTGGAACATCTGGAGCAGCCAGCGCCAACAGTCTGTCTTCCTCAACGGCAACTGCCGGGACCAAGACGGGAGCGATAATGATCAAGATAAACGGAACGGCACGCTGGATAAGACATTACGATTCAGCTGTATAGGGAGTTAATATGGCACTTGTTAAGGTCCAACTATCACCAGGAATAGACAAACAGGACACTGAATATGGGGCCGAAGGACGTTGGTTTGACGGCGACAATGTCAGGTTCAGGTATGGTCTTCCCGAAAAAATAGGGGGATGGGCAAAGGTAACCAGTGACGCTCTTTTGGGGGCGGCAAGGGGAATGAGAGCTTGGTTCTCCCTTGACGGGGATCCTTACACAATAACGGGAACAAATAAAAAACTTTACGTCTACGCCAACAACGCATGGTCGGACATTACACCCGTTCGTGATGCCTCAGGAAGCATCACGGATATAACAACCACCAATGCTAAAGCGGATGTAACAATAACTGACGCATCACACGGAGCAGTTGAAGGGGATTTTGTTACACTTTCTAGTGTATCAGGGGCAGCAAATGGAATTACAGCAGCTGAACTCACTGGAGAATTTGAAATTCAATCCATTACTTCCACATCACAATACGTAATTACTTCAAAAGGAACCGCTACAAGTACTGGAGCTGGCAGTGTTACAGCCACTGGATCATATGAAATCAACACAAAACCGGCAGCTTCAATCCAGGGATATGGATGGGGTGCAGGAACGTGGGGACTTTCAACGTGGGGAACGACACGTTCAGGACTTGCGGCTCCCAACAGCGTTCAGCTTGACGCGGGGAAATGGTCAATTGACAACTGGGGCGAGGACGCCTTGTGCCAGTTCTTTAACGGATCCCTTTATTATTGGGACACATCTGTCGGTACCGGAACGGTGGCGGCTATAGTAAGCAATGCCCCAACAACAAGCAGATTCGCGATGGTTTCAGGAACGGACCGTCACGTTATACTTTTTGGAACTGAAACAACAATAGCGAGTGCCGCCACGCAGGATGACATGTTCATCCGGTGGTCGGACCAGGATGATCATACGTCATGGACCCCAACAGCAACCAACACTGCAGGATCACAGAGACTGACGGACGGCAGTAGACTAACTGCCGCTGCCCGTTCTCGCGGTGCCGTGTTGATATGGACTGACACTGCGCTGTACCAAATGCAGCTGATTGGGGCCCCATTTACTTTCGGGTTCAACCAGCTTGGATCAGCGTGTGGAGCGGCAGGACTTCACTCGGTTGTGGAAACTAACGGAAGGTCATTCTGGATGGGAATTGATTCCTTTTTCAAGTTTGACGGTTCCGTTCAAAAAATTCCCTGCTCCGTGGAGGATTATGTTTTCACTGACATAGATGTGGCGTCCCAGAAGGACACGTTCGCATCCCTTAACAGTGAGTTTAACGAAGTTACCTGGTTCTATCCGTCAAGCGGATCGAACGTAATTGACCGCTGTGTCACGTACAACTACCAGGAAAATGTCTGGTGCATAGGAACCCTCTCCAGATCTTCATGGGTGGACAAGGGAGTTTACCAGTATCCTTACGCAACAGCGTACAGCGCAACGGACACAACCACGACCATCACCACGATAACCGGCACTACAGCCGGAAGAAGTTTCATGTACGCACAGGAAAACGGAAACAACGATGACGGCTCAGCCATGACATCCTACATAGAGTCAGGTGACTTTGTCATACCGGAGTCAGGGGAAAGGCTTATGTCAATAAGGAGATTTATTCCTGACTTTAAAAACCAAAGCGGTGACCTTAGCGTTGAGCTTAACTTTAAATTGTACCCAGCCAGTACCCAAGTTACACACGGACCCTACACTGTGAGCACTACAACAACCAAGGTTGACACACGCGCACGCGGAAGACAGGGATCAATTAAAATTTCAAGTACCGATCTTGATACGGCGTGGAGGTACGGTACTTACCGCGCTGACGTTCAACCTGACGGACTTAGATAATGTACAATCCCTATCCTAATTCTCCTTATAGCACTTTGGGAAATTCACGTAATCAGTTTATGCAACCACAGCAGCAGTATGATTTTTCAGGATGGGGTGACCGGTTAACAAGCATAGAACAAGGCATAAAGGGTCTTACGGAACATTTTAAAAACATTAACGTGCCCGGAGCGGAGGTTGGAGAGGGAGCCCCTGCACCAGAGTACGCAGGCAACACGGCACCAGCACCTTTGGCCGCTGCGCCAGTAGCGCCTTTAGATGCTGCGCCAGTGGACACAGGATTTAATTTTGATCCTTCTGGTGGGAGCTTAATGAGTCAACTATCATCAGCTTACGGAGGACAGACACACAACGAACAGATAGGAAGAGGACCGGCAGGATTCACGCAGGGGTTCGCTGATTTTTTCACCGGGGAAGGATACTACGCTGACCCAAGAGGTACTTACTTG